GACCGTTTCATGCGTAATCGCGATATGCTGATCCTCGATCCTGAGTACGCTGCTATGGCTTTCCTGCGCCCATTCATGACGAATGAGTTGGCTAAGGCTGGCGATAGCGACAAGACTCAGATTCTTGCTGAAGTCACGCTGGAAGTGAAGAACGAAGCTGCTCACGGTATCGTGGCCGATCTTGACTTCTCACTCTGATTTGACGCATGAGCTGATATGAAGTAAGATACTCCTGTGTTAACTCATGGGAGTATCTTATGGAATGTAAATACGATGGATGTAATCAACTTGCAAAAAGTCGTGGATTTTGTCAAAAGCATTACAAAAGATTAATGAAACATGGGAATTCTGATCCAAGGAAAAACTCTCATGAACCATTAGTTGTTAGATTTTGGATGTTTGTTGATAAAAAAGAAGCTGATGATTGTTGGAATTGGACTGGTAATATTCAGTCAAATGGGTACGGAAGATTTAGCGTTGGCAGTAAAGAAGATGGATCAGATGGCGCTCACAGAGTAAGTTGGAGATTGGCTAACAATCAGGATATTCCGAAAGGAATGCACATTATGCACAAGTGCGATAATCCTAGTTGCGTTAATCCTAATCATCTTACAATAGGAACTGCCAAAGAAAACACGCAGGATATGATCCGCAAGGGTCGTAAAAAAACAGTAGCACCTTTAGGCACAGAAAATGGTAAATCATTACTTGATGCTGAAAAGGTTTTATTAATTAGGTCAAGCAATCTGAATCATGCTGCACTTGGACGACAGTTAGGTGTTTCTCCTAATTGCGTAAGAGGTGTAAGGATTGGCAGAACTTGGTCGCATATAAAATAAATGACAAACTTTCGACATCAAAAAGTTCATGCAGATGGTGATGGCGGTATTATCATCGAGACTAACCAAGACATTAGCGATATTCTCGCTAGGAACAAGGTACTCCAAGAGGTAGATAAGGCTAGGACAGGCGCAACAGATGACTTGCATTTGATTGGTTCCATACCGTTTACAGCGATTGATAAGCTAAACACTATGGGCATCATGCGAGGATTTGCGATTATGGATGACAAGGCATTTAGAAGTTGGCTGAATCATCCTGACCAAGCTGGTTTGAAAATCTATCGGGGGACTGTATGAGAGTTGGCGTTTGTGTACCATGTCGTGATGAAGTTCATACTGGGTTTGCATTTGATTTTGCCCGTATGTGTGCGCATGATGCTTCAGTTAGATGCAAGGACGGTAAGGGCGGTTTAAGCCTTTATACGATGCCAGGCACGTTGATATTCGACCAGCGTGAGAAGTTAGCGCAGGTGGCTTTAAAAGAGGGCTGTGACGCTGTTTTGTTTATTGATAGCGACATGAGATTCCCACATGATTTGATTACGATTATGTTGAGCCGTGAGGTGGATATAGTTGGTGTAAACGCAGTGACAAGACGTAGACCATCATTCCCTACCGCTAAGTTATTGGTTAAGAGTGAGGATGAAAAGGGTATCCGGCATCATTGGTCTAACGTGGATTCACGCGGCAAAGAAGGTATTGAGGTCGTTACTGCCGTTGGATTTGGTGCGGTACTGATCCGTAAAAAAGTATTTGAAACACTATCTGCTCCGTGGTTTGATGCAGGTTGGGGGCCAACAGGTGTTGTGGGTGAAGATGTGTTTTTCTGTGTAAAGGCTGGTGATGCAGGTATTGATACCTATGTTGACCATGAGCTTTCAATGCACATTAAACACATTGGCACACATGAATATAGTTGGGATGACGTGGATGATAAAGCCTTGAGGGGCGATAATGGCACTAACTAGCTATTCTGATTTAACTAGCACCATCTCCAGCTATCTAGCTCGTAGCGACTTAGATAGCATTATCCCCACGTTTATCTCTTTGGCAGAGCAGCGCCTGCGTAGAGAACTGCGTATTCGGCAAATGCTAGTAACTGCCCAAGCTACTACTACAGGCGGGGATTCTACTGTTGGCTTGCCTAGTGATTACCTAGAGATGCGTGATATTCACGTTGCTGCTAATCCTAATGGTGTCCTTGTCTACGATACGCCTAACCTGTTTTATAAAAAAACTATCTCGACAGAATCAGGCCAGCCTAAGCGCTACACGGTACTAGCTTCTGAGTTGCAATTGGGGCCAGTACCTGATGGTGCTTATGTCCTGCAAATGCTGTACTACTCGCAACCTGCTTTCCTAAGCTCCACGAATCCTAGTAATACATTTTTAGCTTACTGTCCTGACGCATTGCTTTACGCTGCACTAGGTGAGGCTGAACCGTATCTAATGAATGATGCAAGGCTGCAAACTTGGGGTACGTTGTACGAAAGAGCTATTGCAGCTATTAACGTCGCAGATGATTCTGGCGAATACAGTGGACAACCAATGTCCATGTCTTTTAATTAAGGAAATATTATGGCTGAAATGTCTAATTATTTAGAGAATGCGTTAATTAACGGTACTCTACGCGCAACCAGCTATACGGCTCCTACGACTGTTTACGTTGGTTTGTATACTACTGATCCTACTGATGCCAATACAGGAACAGAAGTCTCTGGCGGCTCTTATTCCCGTACTTCAGTTACCTTTGGCGCTCCTAGTAATGGTGTAACTACTAATAGTGCAGCAGTAACGTTTCCTACTGCTACAGGCACATGGGGAGATGTAGGATGGATTGGTATTCTTGATGCGTCTACTAGTGGTAATTTGCTTTACCATACGCCACTGACATCATCAAAATCTATTACTTCAGGTGATATTTTTACTATTGCAATTGGTAATCTTTCCGTTACTTTGGAGTAATCTATGGCTCTGGTTATTGCTGATAGGGTTCGTGAAACATCGACCACTACAGGTACTGGTACGCTGACTTTGGGTGGCGCTGTATCTGGGTTTCAAACATTTAGTGCCGCTATTGGCAATACTAATACTTGTTACTACACTATTGTCAATGGTTCTGAATGGGAAATAGGTATAGGAACTGTTGCTGCTGGATCATTGGCTCGCACTACAATATTAGAATCATCTAATGCTGATGCTATTGTAAATTTCAGCGCAGGTACTAAAGACGTATTTGTTACATATCCAGCTGATTATGCAGTTACTACTCCAAATACAAACACGTTCACAGCTAATCAGATTGTTTCAGTCACAGACAACACTAACGCAGCATTACGCATCACGCAGCTAGGTACAGGTAACGCGTTGCTAGTTGAGGATTCAACTAATCCTGATGCTAGTCCGTTTGTTATTGATGGGCTTGGAAAAATAAACATTGGGTCACTTGTGCAATATGCAATGACACCAACAACTCCTTATACACAATGGAATAATGCAGATAATCAATATGCTAGTGTCGGGCTTACTTCATGGCAAGCAGGAACAAATACGCAATCAAAGTTAATTTTTGGTAGAGGCGATTCAAATATTGTTGGTGATTTTTCTAATGCTGTTGATAGTGGTGATAATTTAGGGTCTGTTCATTGGACTGGTTCGGATGGCGTTGGTTTTATTGAGTCGGCATCAATATCCGCATCAGTAGACGGCACTCCCGGCACTAACGATATGCCCGGCAGGTTAGTATTTAGCACAACTGCTGATGGTGCTAGTACGCCTACGGAGCGTATGCGGATTAATAGCGCGGGTAATGTCGGTATTGGTTCTGGCATTAGTCAAGGGGATAGTGTTTTTACAGTTAGTAAAAATATGACCGGCGCAACGACTAGCTATGGAATCAGAAATATTAGTACAGTTCAATCAGACAGCACAATTTCAGCCAATTCATTTCAATCGGCTATTAATACAGCAGCATCTGCATTTACAGTTGCAAATTTAAGGCATTTTCAAGCAAGTCAAGGAACCATTGGTGCAACATCTGCGGTAACTACTCAATATGGTTTTACGGCTGAAAGCTCACTTACCGGCGCAACAAACAATTACGGCTTCTACGGCAACATAGCATCCGGTACTGGTCGTTATAATTTGTACATGAACGGCACTGCTGCCAACTACCTTGGTGGTCAGCTACAACTAGGTCAAGACTACATTGAGAAAACCAACACAGCTAACACTAGCACAGCGTACACGATTGACTTGGCTAATGGCTCTGTTCAGATTCTTACCTTAACTGGCAATTGCACGTTTACATTCCCGACAGTGGTATCAGGCAAAGGCTTTACTTTACTGTTGTTGCAGGATGCTACAGGTAGTCGCACAGTTACTTGGCCTGCGTCTGTTAAGTGGCCTGCTAGTACTGCACCGACTATTACTGCTACCGCTAGCAAGATGGATAAGTATGTCTTTGTGGCTAATGGATCGTATTGGATTGGCTCAAACGCTGGTCAAAACTACCTGTAAGGATTGCAATGTTTAGCGCTCAAAACTCGCAGGTATCTTCAGCAGCTAATTACATCGAGGATATGTTCTCTACGTATCTTTATAATGGTAACGGCACAACTCAAACAATTACCAATGGTATTGATCTAGCTGGTAAGGGTGGGTTGGTTTGGATTAAATGCAGAAACACCACGGGAACAAACCATAATTTAATTGATAGTGTTAGAGGTATTAGTAAATTTTTGTATACTAATAGCACAAGTGCGCAAGCAAACGATCCTGGAACAATAACGTCATTTAACTCAAATGGATTTACGCAAAATAACAGTTATGGTGATTTAAATAGCTCAGGTAGAACTTACACCTCATGGACATTCCGCGAACAGCCTAAGTTCTTTGATATTGTGACTTATACGGGGACTGGTTCTAATACAACTATTCCACATAATCTTGGGTCAGTTCCGGGTTGTATTATTATCAAACGTACAGATGCAATTGAAGATTGGAATGTTTACCATCGCAGTTTGGCAAACACTCAATACATGATACTTAGCGGAACATCCGCAGCACTTACAGGAACAACGCGTTGGAACAGTACAACTCCAACAAGTACAGTTTTTAGTCTTGGTACTTCGACAATTGTTAATGCTTCTGGTGGTAGCTACGTAGCTTACGTCTTTGCCCACAACGCAGGAGGCTTTGGTCTTACTGGTACGGACAATGTGATTTCGTGTGGTTCGTTCACTACGAACTCAAGCGGAGATTCAACCTTACAGAACCTTGGTTGGGAACCTCAATGGATCCTTTGGAAACGGTCTGATTCAACTGGCGGCTATTGGAAAATATTTGATAACACACGAAACTGCCTACTAGCACAACAAGCTGCCAACAGTGTTCTCTCGCCTAGTTCTAGTGCAGAGGAATCGATAAGTACATTCAACTACAACTATGACAAGATAGACGCAGTCGGCTGGACACCAGCGCCTGGAGAGTCTGGGGTTGCGAACTCAACCTTCATCTACATAGCTATACGTCGGCCAATGAAAATTCCTACATTGGGGACAAGTGTGTTTTTCCCATCTGCTACTACAGCGGCAACTGGCACTGTAATAACTACAGGCTTTCCAGTAGATGCACAAATTATCCAGTATCGGACTCCTAGCGGCGGAAATGTTCTCTGGCAAGATCGATTACGTAGAGTAAATACAACAGATACAGAAACAAACAATCCTATTCTTACATCTAATGATACAAGTGCAGAATCAAGTACTTTTTCTACAACTAGATATTGGAACAATACAGGTTATCAAATAAGCGCATCTTTAACTGGTCAAAACAGGATTTATTGGAACTTCCGTCGCGCACCTGGCTTCTTTGATGTGGTTTGCTATACGGGGACGGGAACAACAGCGCAAAATGTATTTCACAATTTAGGTGCTGTGCCAGAATTAATTATATTTAAATCAAGGTCTGCTGCTGGAAGTTGGATTGTTTTTAGTCAAATGACATCTTCTGGTGTAAATAGGTCATTTTTAAATTTGACTAATGCGACAACAAGTTATTTGTGGACTGACGGTATTGGTTTAAGTAGCCAGCCAACAAGTACTCTTATGGCTATGGATACTGCCAATACAAACCTACATACTTCTGGAGTAACTTACGTCGCATATCTATTCGCAACCTGCCTCGGGGTCTCTAAAGTAGGCAGCTACACAGGCAACGGGTCATCACAAACTATTGCTTGTGGATTTACTTCTGGCGCTAGATTTGTGATGATTAAACGAACTGACTCTACTGGAGATTGGTACGTATGGGATACAGCTAGAGGTATTGTGTCTGGTAATGACCCACATTTAAGTCTTAATACCACAGCAGCAGAAGTTACTACAGATGACACTATTGATCCTGATAATTCAGGTTTCATCGTTAATCAAGTTGCAGCTACCAATGTTAATGTATCTTCAGCAACATATATATTCTTAGCTATTGCTTAAAGGCTAATCATGCAAGTACGAATCAGAGAAACTGGCGCAGTAATGTATGAAGGTGAGTTTCGCGCACTTCACCCAAACACTTCATTTTCACAGCAAATTAGCGCAGAAACATTAGACGAGTTTGGTGCTGATGTAGTGCTTGAAGGCCCACAAGCTACAGGCGGCGATGTTTATCAATACTCGCAGGCTTCTGGTGTAGAACTAATAGATGGTAAGTGGTTTACTAAATACATTCTTGGGCCTGTGTTTACTGATCGTCCTGCTACTGAGACTGAGCCAGCACAAACGGCAGCGGAGCAAGAGGCTGCTTATAAGGCATCTAAGGACGCAGATCAGGCTAAGTCGGTGCGTACAAGTCGCAATGACAAGCTCAAAGAATGTGATTGGACTCAAGTAGCAGACGCTCCTGTAGACCAAACTGTATGGGCTGCGTATCGTCAGGCTTTACGTGATATATCATCACAAGATGGGTTTCCTTGGATAATTACTTGGCCTACGCAACCGGAGTAAGCAATGCTTGGATTTTATCCGTTATCTGCCGCTGCAATATCGACTAGCACAACTGGATTAATAGTATCTGGCGATGCAGCAGTTAATGGTTTTGCCACAATATTATGTAGTGGATCAGGAATTTATAGCTCATCTGCATCAATTAATGGCATAGCTGTAGTTACTGCCTCTGCAAATTATATATATTTTGGGCAAGCTAATATTTTAGGATTTGCAACAGTTGTTTCTGATGGGTCAAGACAAATTAATGCAGAAGCATTTATAAATGGATACGCAACTATAACTTGTAGTCCAAATGCAAGTTATTTTATTTTTGCCAATATAACATCTGATGCTGCAGTTACTACAATTGGTACAATCATTGGTGATGAATGGGTTGATGCAACTGAGTCTCCTAATACATGGAGCAATATTTCTGCTAATAGTAATACATGGACAAATATACCTGCTGAAAGTAATACATGGCTCAGACAAAATTAGTATTTGGCGAATGGCTACCAGACCAACCTGGCGTTACTGGTGCGCTTACGGAAGCTAAAAACTGTATACCTGTGACTAATGGCTATGAGCCAATGCAGTCAGAGGCAGATTTAAGCGGGAGCGCAAGTCAAACTTTGCTAACAGTTTTTGCCGGAAAGTATGCCCAAGTATCTACATTGTTTGCTGCTGGTGCTAGTCAAATATTCAAATACAATAATTCGACTAGAGCATTAGAGGCAATGACTACAACAGGATACACAGATGTTGTATCTTGGGATGTTGTTCAATTTGGCGCTGTAATGTTGGCTGCGAATGGCTTGGATAAGATACAGGCTGTTGAGTTAAATACGGCTGATTACTTTGCTGATGTTGCTGCTGCTGCGCCTACTGCTAAATACATAACAGTAGTTCGTGATTTTGTTGTTGCTGCCAATGTAACTAGC